CGCTGGTGTACGAGGACCCGCACGAGCTGTGCCTCGCCTGCGGCATCTCGTGGATCCGCGACGTGCGCGAGGAGCCCATCGCCGCTACACCACTACCGCAGTCTGCCGCTTAGCCTGCTGCATCTCGTAGGCCCGCTGCCAGGCGTCCATCCACCTCCAGCTGTGGTCGCGGAGCCGCAGTTGCTCGGCGACCGCGAGCCCCGCCTCCGACAGCTCCTGCCTGAGGCCGGCCGACTCGCGCAGCCGCTTCAGCTCCCGGTACCAGCCCCGCGGCCGGTCCGCCAGTATCCCGGCACCCATCGCGTGCAGCCGCGCGTACTCCACCCGGGGCGACGCCACCCACGGCACCCCGCACGCCGACATCTCAAGCGGCTTCAACCAGCTCTTGCAGGCGTTGAACTTCGTGTCCGCCAGGGGAGCCATCCCCACCCCCAGCGACGCGACCGCCGCCGGCCACTGCTCGATCGGCACGCCGCCGCCCGGAGGATCCGCCGCGAGGCCGAACGCCTTCCCGGCGCCGCTCGGGTCGCCGCGCATCACGAACTCGGCGCCCTCGTCGACCAGGCGCGCCACCGCCCCGCCGACCACCTCGGGGTCGTTGGGATGCGAGTGGTAGGAGCCGGGCCAGCCGATCACCTCGGAGTCCGTGCGGGGGAGCCCGTAGTAGTGGTCCGGCAGGTAGTTCGGCAGCACCACGCCGCGCCCGTGCCGCGCGTACACGTCCAGCAGCGCCGGAGTCGACACCGTCACCAGCGTCGCGTCCCGGCACGCCGCCGCGAGGTTGCGCCACGAGTGCCGGTTGATCTGGCCGCCCGCCATGCGCCGTCCCTCGTTGCCGGGGTGGTGCGTGGCCCAGGCGGGATTCGACGGGTGGATGGAGGAGAGGTCGTCGTCGACGTCGACGACCACCGTGATGCCCTTCGAGCGCAACACCGCCACGGCCTGCGCCATGTAGGCGTGCGTGACCCGCTGCATCACGACCACGTCCACGCCGTCGATGAGGACGTCGCGGACCGTTTCCCGTTCCATGACCAGGCGCATCGACCGGTTTCCGGGCGCGACCACGGTCACGTCGTGTCCGGCTGCGGCGCAGTGCTCGCCAGGCCACCGCATGCGGAACGAGCCACATCCGAAGGCATCTGCCGGGTAGACAACGACTCTCACTCGCCGGTCGCCTTCCGCGTACGACGTGCGGCCGGCCGTGCCTCCTGGTCCGTCTGACTGGTCGTCTTTTCCAGGGCGTCGAGGCGCGCGTTGAGGCGCTCCACGATGCCGGTGAGTTCGGTGACCTTCAGATCCAGAGCAGCGACCTGGTCCGCGTCTGTGCTGCCGTCGGCGGTTGGGGTGATGTCGAGGAGTGCGGCGGCCTCCTCGCGGGCCAGTCTGCGGATGCGTCCGTCCAGGGGGCTGCTCATGCCTGGGCCTCCTTCGGGGACACCTGGCCGCGCGTCAGCAGTGCGAGTACCGCCAGCACGACGGCGTTCGTGGCGCCCACCGTCTCGGCCGACACGTTCAGCCCGTATGCGGCCAGCAGCGCGGCCCCCGCGGCGACGACAGCGGTGAACGCGGCCGGCGCGATGGGCCGCGTCATGGCGGCGGTGATGGCGCCGAACACGGCGGAGGTGACGGCGACGATCGCGCCTGCCTGCTCGCCGCTCATGCCGACGTTGAAGGTGACGATGAGGGAGAGCACGGCGCTGAGGGCGGAGATGATGAGGGCTGGTTCCCGGCCGAAGATCTTCATGAGGGTTCTGCCTTCCTGGTCAGACGGTGAAGTCGCCGGAGACGACGCGGTGGATGAGCTTGGTCGTGGAGCCGTCGCCGGTACGGGCCTTCACCTGGAAGCGGAGCGTCTTGTTCGCGGGGATGTCGTGGTTGTGGAGGAACTGCGGCACGCTGCTGGCGGGGAACTCGCCGATGTCGCCATACCCGGAGGTGCCGCTGCCGTCGGGGTTGGTGAGGATGAACCGGCCGGTGATCAGTCCTGTGGCGCCAGCCTCGAAGGTGAGCTGCACGTAGGTGGGGCCGACGAGCTGACGCGGGCCGGAGTGGATGACGGCGTCGGTGAACGCGAGCGTCGTCCACACGTTGTCGGCGAGGTCGACGTCGAACGCGTTAGCCTCGTCGATCTTCTGAATGGTCATGTCGGTCTCCTGGGTGGGCGGGGTGGTGCCGGTTGCGCGGGTGACGATGCCCGGGAACACGACCTCTCGGAACTGCTTGACGCGGGCGTCGCCAGGGCAGTCGGTGCCGCCGCTGGACCACTCGGGGTAGAGCCGGTGGTAGCCGTACCCGGGGTCGTCCCAGGAGCGGCAGATGCGGAGCGGGATGCCGTGCTGCTGGTGCAGCCACACACCGAGCCGGATCAGCGCTTCGATCTGCTCCGGCGTCCACGGGTCGGTGTGCTTCAGGTTCGAGGCGGTCTCCACCGACACGGCGCCCGTGCCGTCGGGCCGCAGGTTCGCCCGGTAGTTGGCGTCGGCCCTCGTCTGCGTGCCGATGAACTGGCCCATCGATCCGTCGTAGTCGAGCCCGAAGTGGGACTCCAGGTTGGTGGAGTCGCGCCAGTACTCGTAGATGCGCTGCTCGTCCCATGGGGCGGCGATGCTGTGCATGATGAACTGCGTCGGCCGGATCGCGGGCTGAGAGTCGGACTCCGGCTGTAGCTCCAGCTTCTGGGCGAATGGGCACCAGGCCATGGGGTGGCTCCTTACGATCCAAGGTCCGGGTCGGGTGTCTCCTGCCCCGGCCCCGGCGCACTGACGGGCCCAAGCGCCGGGAAGTCCGCATTGGTGATCGCGGTGAAAACCGCGTTCAGTTCCTGATCGGTGACCAGGCTCTTGTCGGTAAGCACCTTGATCAGTCCGGCCAGCATGACGTCGGAGCCGATCATGCGGATCCGCTCGGTGGGATCGCCCCATGAGAGGTCTGCGCCCAGCTTTCTGCAGACGGCCCGGTGGGCCCGCCAGAGGCTGATGGCGTACTGCTTGACCGTGGCCATGGCCTCTCCTCACAAGGGGATGACGACGATGCGTCGGTTCTGGAAGGAGCCCGTTCCGCCGGTCACGCGGTACTGCATCGTGAACGTGTTGCTCCCCGCCGTGAGGCCGGTCTCCATGTAGATGGCCGCGCCGCGCAACGTCTGGTTGACGGCCGCCGCCGTGATGATCACCGCGCGGTCGTCGGTCGCCGCAATCGTCGACGCACCGGAGACCGCGTATGAGGCGTACGAGTTCTGCGAGGCAGACGAGTTCTGCACGATCGACGTCACGGCGACGATCGCCTTCGTACCTGTGGTGACCGTCACCGCCGGGCCAGGCGTCGCCAGGTTGCCGTACCCAGTGCCAGTCGTCGATTCCGAGGTGGTCACGCCCGCAGTCGACGGGACCCGTTCGACGATCGAGTTCGCGCCCGACGCGACGAAGATCGTGCCCGCCGTGGTCGCCTTGGCCGGGGCGGTCTCGTTGAGGTTGTCGCGGATGTGGGTGTTGAACTGCGCGGCGGTGAACACCGTGTTCGCGACCGCCGTCATGGGCGCTGTCCAGGCCATGGGTCACGCTGCCTCTCCGCGCGCGGGCAGCCCGTGCGCCTCGTTCTCGTCTTGCAGGTCCTTCACGCTCTGTCCGTGTTCGATCCCGAACCGGACGGCGGTGGGATGGTCGGCGGGGTACCAGTTGCGGTTGTGCGGGATCGGCCGCAATTTGAGGACGGCCGTGATCTCTGCATCGTTGGGGGGCCAGTCGATGTCGCTGGTCGCGTGATGGCAGTACGAGCAGTGGAACAGCGTGCGCCGCACCACCCGAGGGCCCCCGCGGTGCTTCGCCTCGTACAGCTGCTCCACGCCGCCGCATCCGGCCGGGCAGTCCGCCACCCACATGCCGTTGTAGACGTAGGCGCGGGCAGCGTTCGTGATCAGGGTTGTCACCGTGCCTCCTAAGTTCCGAACTCGTGGGTGTCGAACTCCGACTGCGTGTCCCAGATCCAGATCGTGTCCGGGTCGTCGGCGGCGATCGGGTCGAAGAAGCCGTCGTCAAAGCCGGCGCCGGTCTTGTCGAACGTGAAGGGGTTCTTGTTCGGGGCGTCGCGCTCTTTCTCGCAGCCGAAGACGACGGCGTGGATCGGCGGCCGGTCCGGGTCGATGCGGGTGATGGTGTGTTCGATCTGCTCGATGTAGAACCCGGCGTCCAGTCCCAGCTCGTCGTTGCGGATGGAGATGAGGTCGGACAGGGTGCGGGAGAAGATCTGCACCAGATGGGTGGGGTCCTGGGCGACGACCCGCATCGACACCAACGGGCGCCGGTTGGCGTACTGGGCGACGATGACCTCGGCCACGGCCTCCACATCATTGGCCGTGGCGAGGGCGATCTCCTGCGGATAGGTCCGCAGCCCGTGCAGGGTGATCGACGCCGGGTCCTGCTCGCGGACCTGGATCGTGCGTCCGACGGGGACAGCCCGCGCACGCAGCCGCATGGACAGCACGGTCGCGGGGCCGCCGATGGAGGTGACGCGGATGATTGTGGACTGGCCGGACGTCCGCGACAGGGTGGCCGAGACGATGCCGCTACCGGTGTACACGATGTCGGGGTCGTCACCGCTCGTGGTGGGCGCGACCGCATCCAGGAACGGATCCGACGCGACGGCTTTGATCTCCACGGTCTCGCCGGTGAGGATCGAGAACGGCGACTCGGTGCTCCACACCGAACTGAGGTCGGCGTTCTGGGCTCGCTGGTCGACGTCCTGAAGGACGTCGTTAACGATGTCGCGCCAGCCGTGCTGATAGGTGAACGGCGCGGTGTAGTCCAACCCGGTGACCGCCGGCGAATCGCACTCAACGCGGGCCGCAGCGAACGCCGCCTGCGCGGTAAGGGACTCGGCCCGCAGCAGCCGATGGTGCCGGTCCCGGAACGTGAACGTTCCACCCGGTGCGATGTACGCGATCGCCGGGGGGCCTTCCGCGTTGACCACCCTCTGAATCGCGTCGAACGCGGTCGTGCCCTCCTCCCACCAGTAGTGGGTGAAGCTGGCGCCGGTGTCGATGTCGCGCCGGTCGGCCGGCCATCCGGCGGCGTCGAGGATCAGCGCGACGATCTCCCCGGTGCGCAGGCCCTGATACAGAGCGGTGGAGATCTTGACGCCCTGGAGGGTGGACAGCCCGTCGAGGGCGGAGAAGTCGACGGAGCGGTCCTTGCGGTCGGCGTTGACAGTGAAGTCGTTCAGCCGGCCGTAGAACAGCGGGTAGGTAGTGCCCTGGAAGGTGGCCTGAATGTGGGTCTCTCGGCCCGGTTCGAGGTCGCCGTGCAGGTCGCTGTCGGTGTTCTCGGGCGAGTACAGGCGCTCGACGTTGCACAGCACGAAACCGGCGGAGCCGACCCGGCCCGGGGACAGTTGCCGTCCTTGGTCGCGGCCGTAGGCGATGCTGATGCCTCGGTTGAGGACGTCGTCGGTGACGTTGTCGAAGGGGTCGATGAAGTCGCCGTCGGCGGCCCAGTCGACGGCGATCTGGTAGGCGGCGCCCGTCACGCACGGGGACCACGTCACGGCGTCCTCCCCATCGGCAGGCGCCCTTGCAGACGCAGCCGGTCCAGGGACGCGGTGAGCCAGTTGTCCATCTCCCGCTGGGACGCGATGATCCCGGAGTTGGTCAGGTTCACGGTGAGGCTCACCAAGACCGGCGCCCCGGCCGCCGTGGCGGCGCGCACCGTGCTCACCCCGAGCGCGGACACATCACCCGCTCCGGCCCCCAGGCTGACGCGGCCGCTCATGCCAGCGCCGACGCCACTGAACGCGCCGCTGACGGTGGCGGCCATCCGGGAAGCGGCGGCGCTGACCCGGTCCTGGGCGCCGTTCAGGCCGAGGACGAGACCACGGCCGGTGTCGACGCCGATGCCGTGGAACACCTTCGACGGCGAGCTGATGCCGAGCGCGGACTTCGCCGCGCTGACCGCGTTGCTGACGACGTTGCGCGCAGCAGAGGCGACGCTGCCGGCCATGGCGCGAACACCGTTGATCATGCCCTGGATCAGGTCGCGGCCCGCGCCGTAGAGGAGACCGCCCAAGCCGCCGAGCGCGCCACGGATCATGCCGGGCAGGCCCCGCACCCAGCCCACCACCGTGTTCCCTCCGGCGACGACCGCGCTGCGGAAGCGGGACAG